GAACGAGAAGCCCAAAAACGAAATAGCTTATAAATTAACCGATAAATACGAGGTTAAAATTTATGATGCAATCAATTCAATGAGTATTAGCAAATGCTCAAAAATAGAAGTAAAAGAGGTACTTAAAACCTGTTTACAATTAAGCGGAACACAAACACCAGCAATGGATGACTTTGACTTTATTGTTGATTTCGTAATGGATAATTATGGAATATTTAAACTAAAGGAATTAAAAACCGCATTTGAAATGTTAGCAGCAGATAAATTATCAGTTGATAAACATATCATATTTAACCCTAAATTAATAGGTGAGGTTATGTCTGCCTACAAAAAGATAGCAGTACAGGTAAGACAAAAGACTGAACCAAAGATTGAGCCAACTGCTCACAACTACATAAATGAAGAACAAGCTATTAAGGATGAAAAGGAATGGTGGGATAAATCAACTAGAAAAGACTTTAGGTTTATTAATCACCAAGTATTTGATTATATGTGGAAACGCAAATTGATTAAAATATCAAAAGAGCAAGGAGATGACATAAAAGCAAAAGTTAGGTTATTCTTTTTGGCACAGGCGAAAAAAGCAAATGATATGTTGATTAACGATGAAACAATGACCCAGCAATGTAAAAAGTATTCTTTAATGATGCACTTTAATAACCAGCTATGAAAATAATAATAACGATACTAATTTGGGAAGGAATTAAGATTCTATATTTTAAAATAATAAACCGATGAAAGAACTGTTTAAACTAACAATTGAATTCACAAGGATATTTATTGGCTTTATACTTGCCATTATGATATTAGGAACATTTGACCTATACTATGAAATAAAACGAATACTAAAATGAAATACTCATCTAGCTTTACACACGATTTAAACTTTGGCGAAAAAGCCGAAGATTTAATAAATTATATGTTTTCTGATGGTAAACATATAGAAGTAAAAAACGATAGGCTAATACACAAAACAGGAAACTTATTTTTTGAATACGAATCAAGAGGTAAGCCTAGCGGATTAGCAACCACAACCGCTGAATATTGGATTTATAGAATAGATGAACTTGACATATCTTTTATATTTCCAACAAAATCACTAAAACAAGTTTGTAGGGTTTACTATAAAGAAAACTTATTCCTTAAAAACGGAGGTGATAACAACAGTTCCAAAGGATTTTTAATTCCATTAACAAGATTACTAAACGACATAGCAAATGAACGGAGCAGAGAACTCGCAGCCTGTGAGAATGATATACCTAGACAATAAACAAGAAATAATATTTAAATCTATATCCTACGCAAAAAGAATAACAGGTGTAAATGAATACCAAATCAAACAATCCTTAAATCCCGTAAACAAGAAACGATTTACCCATAAAGACCGAATAGTTGTTTTTCGTACTATAAAACCCTAAATATGAAAATTATAAAAGAATATCCAAATTATGCAGTTTCAAAAGATGGGAATGTTTATAATATTAAAACAAATAGATGCTTAAAAAAGGTTAAAATATCTTCAGGTTACCATCAAGTTTATTTATATAAAAATAATTTAAGCAAATCATTATTAGTTCATAGATTAATAGCAATGACTTATTTGCCAAATGAATTTAATAAATCTGATGTAAATCATATTAATGGTATAAAAACCGATAATAGGTTAGAAAATCTTGAATGGGTTACAAGAAGTGAAAATTTGTTGCATTCGTTTAAATTAGGTATGTCAAAAGTAAATGAAAAAAATAAAGCTAGATTTTTAAAAATGGTAAAAGAAAGGGTATTTTCAAAAAATATAATTTTAAATGTTGAAAATGGTATTTTTTATAATACAGTAAAAGAAATTTCAATTATTTACGGATTAAATTACTATACTATAAAAAATAAATTAAACGGATATTGTATTAATAATTCAAATTTTATAAAAATTTAATATTATTTTTGCATTATGGCTTTACAAACTATCCCAAGATTAACCGCAAAGGCTCAACAAATATTTAACCGCTACATTAGGACTAGAGATAGTCAAGATGGATATTTTACTTGTATTAGTTGCGGTCAGGTATATTCAACTGATTTGATGGATTGCGGTCATTTTGTGCCTCAAAAGAATAGTTCATATTTAAGGTTTAATGAATATAATTGTTCAGGGGAATGTAAAAAATGCAATGGATTTGATGGCTTTCATTTAATTGGTTATCGTAAAAACCTAATTCAAAAGATAGGTCAAGAAATGGTTGATTGGCTTGAGGCAAACCAAAGAACTGTTAAAAAATGGACACGGAGTGAGTTAAATGAAATAATAGAAAAATATAAGTAATGGCTAAACTAAACCCATCAGGCAAAGTCCAATTTGGAACTCGTAAAAAAGGTAGAGCAAAGAAATCTTACAATAAACATACACCAAAACCAAAACCTTCAAGAGGACAAGGATAATGAAAGATACATTTTGTAAAAGAGAATACAAGTGCAAATGTGGGATTACCACCGATTATGTATGGGAATCACAATTGCCAAAACACGAAGTAAAATGTTGCCAATGTGCGAAGTCGTTAGGATTTAAATACCTAAATAAAAAAGAAGTTCCACAAACTGCATCTATAAGAACACCAACTAAAAACCGATAATGTTAATCAACGAAATCAAACCAAACCCAAACAATCCTAGAATTTGTCGTAATGCTAAATTCAAATTATTGGTTAAGTCAATTCAGGAGTTCCCTGAAATGTTAGGTTTGCGACCAATAGTTATTGATGAGAAAAATGTCATTTTAGGTGGTAATCAAAGGTATCGTGCTTGTATAGAAGCTGGTCTTACCGATGTTCCTGTTATTCACGCTAACAACTTAACCGAAGAACAAAAGAAGCAATTTATTGTTCGTGATAATGTTAGCACAGGCGATTGGGATTTTGACTTATTAGCAAACGAATGGAACATTGAAGATTTGGATAATTGGGGATTAGATATACCAGCATTCGCAAATGATATGGAACAACCAAAGGACAATGCCATCGGAGGTACGACTTGTCCGAATTGTGGTGTAACTTTGTAAGAATCGTGAAACAATCGTGAGATTATGGCAAATGAACAAAACTTAACCCCATTCCCAAAAGGGAACAATGCAAACCCTAATGGCAGACCTAAAGGAGTGCCTAATTCAAGAACTCGTTTACTGCGTTTACTTGAACTTGTTACCAAAGTGCGTAACCCTGTTACAGGTGAAGATGAGGAGTTTACAATAGCTGAACAGTTAGATATGAAGATAATTGCAAAGGCAATGAAATCCGATTTAAGGGCTTATCAGGAGATACTTGACCGATTAGAAGGCAGAGCAAAACAAACAACCGACATAAACGCAAACATTCAAGGTAGCGTTCAAATAGTAATACAAGAAGATGACCGATGCAAACCAATTGAAGATTAATGCAACCCCTGTATTCTTTGCCAACAAAAGAGCATACGAAGGCAGTTATCCTGTCATTTGCAATGAAGGTGGCACAAGGAGTTCAAAGTCTTATTCCATTGTTCAGTTACTGATTGAGATAGCCTACAACAATCCAAAAACAAGGATTTCAATAGTATCGCATTCCCTTCCACATATTAAGCGTGGAGTTTATAGGGATTTTAAATCTATAATGGAGAATTGGGGTTTATGGCAAGACAATGACTTTAGCTTTTCCGATTTTATATATACTTACCCAAATGGGTCTTACATTGAACTATTCGGATTAGAAGATGAAAGCAAGGCAAGAGGACCAGCAAGGGATGTTCTATTCATTAACGAAGCCAACTTAATCAAAAGAACTTTATACGACCAATTACTAATGCGTACAACAGGTAAGGTATTTCTTGATTGGAATCCTGCTGACTTTATCAATTGGGTTTATGAAGTAGCTGACAATCCCGAAAACAAACGCATACATTCTACCTATCTAAACAACATCCCAAACCTATCCGAATCACAAATAAAAAACATAGAGCAATATCAAAACCTACCTGATGACTTTATGTGGAAGGTTTACGGATTAGGAGAACGAGGAGCAGCAAAAGAACTTATTTACACCCAATGGAAGCAATATGACACCGCACCCGAAGGAGATGTATTCTATGGGCTTGACTTTGGGTATGTGCATCCAGCTGCACTTATAAAGGTTACCCATCACGAGGGAGAAAATTACTTTGAGGAAATCATTTATCAAAGCGGATTAACACTATCCGACCTTACAAGATTGATAAAAGAGAAAGTACCTGAACGAGCAACAATCTACGCAGATGCAGCCGAACCCAAATCAATAGAGGAACTTTACCGACAAGGATTTAATATTAAACCTGCTCAAAAAGATGTATGGGCAGGAATAGTAAAAATGAAATCATATCCTATAAACATTCACTTCCATAGTAAAAACTTACGAA